GCCTGTTCCGACAGCCCAAGGAAACTGAGCATAGTAGCTCTCTCTTCCAGCAATGTAGTTGATACCAAGTTCATCCACATTATCTAGACCAGCTGTCCTTGGATCAATTGACAATTCTTGCTTTTGATCCACAGTTAGTTTCATTACATCATCAGACGCATTCGTCACAGCAAAACTTCCTTTCGTGTTAGGTCGATATTGACAATGTTCTAACATGACAGGTCGGCTGTAACCGAACAGTGTTGCCAAAGCACCAGCAGCACCCGCTCCAATCTCTGTAGCGCGTGCAAAAGGTGCAATTGGTGGTATGGACGTGAGTTTACCAGCTGCTGCTGCAACAACTCCAGCCACACGACTTATTGGTCCTTTTCCATATTCATCTGCTTGAGCACTGATAGTGTTAGGCTCTTGATGAGTAGGAATGGCGAACTTAGCTTCTTCAGCCCATGCGAAAATATTAATCGTCACGGTATCTGAAGCACCATTAGCATGTTTAAGATCTTGAAGATCCGCCAATACAAGTTCACCCATTTGTTGCCAATCTGAGATAGTGATGTCCATCACATTCTTGTAGTAAAAGAATGGAAGAATCAATTCACCACCTTGAGAATTGGTAGGGTCCAAATAGATGTGAGGCCTTTGTGAAGCAGCAACAAAGTCTGGTTCAACAAAAGTCCTGTCTACTGTCAAAGTGTCCTTATCCGGAAAAGGATTGTAGGTCAAAACGCATCGACCATAATGAAATCCGTTTCCAGAAATAGTAGCTTTGATGTGAAGTTTCGAACGCATTAATTTATAGTTCGAAATCCTATTAATCACTCGAGGGTTCTCAAAATAGAGTGACCAAGGATTAAATTGTTGATGAAGGCCTCCTCCTCCAACAGCCCAATCATAACTTGCAATTTTGATTGGTCGTTGGAAAAATTCATCCAGTGTCGCATCAGACTCAAGAGCATGATCACGAACAGGATCGAAAGAACCTTTCTCTTCCAGGGTGTATCCTGGGTGTGTATCAACGAACTTCACATTTTGTTCAGTGTGGGATCCAGGTCCCATACTGATGGGTTGAGTGTCCATGTGTGTAACAGGGACCTCATCTGATTGGGGCACATAACGTGACTTCATGTCACGCCAGCGCCTGTACGCAAACCATTGTTCATCTGTCATTCTGACAATGTGAACACGGGTATCTCCTTCTTCATAAGACCCGATATGGTTGCGCTTTGGTTTGGGAACTTCTGATGAATGTGGTGACACATTACACCAGCAAGACTTTTCGTAAATTTTGCAATCCGGACATAAATTTGTCCTCCAATGATCCTGAATAGTATCAGGAATCATTCCTTTCGACTTGCAATCACAAATGTCTTCCATATATCCGCATGATCGACAAAAAGGAAGTACCTTCGAGCAGATTTCTGCTGAGTCTGGTTCTACATAGCATGTGCAATGTTTACCATATAACCCGCAGTCAGAACAGTAGTCAATACCAGATTGACATTCAACTTCTGATTTATCTGCATCATTTGCTTCCAACTTTATCAAACATTTGGATTCTCTCAAATCCTTTACCAAAGCATAAAGTACATAGGCAGTGATTGAAACAAACATGCCCCAAACACCGTTAGCCGCGTCATCCAACGCTTGTGGAACTATAGTGTCCACCGAACTACGAAGGGGATCTTTTGACCTCGAGACGATCCCAAAACTCCATTTATTGAAAGGAAAAATATAGGTTGTACAAATATGTATTAATATGCACGTATATAAAATATATACAAAATTTTCGCCGTCCCTTTAATACATCTGGGTAACTACGACTTACGAATCTAATCGTATTTCTTTAGCCATGCTTCGACACGTTCGTCAAATGTCGTCATGACTGCAGGGATAGGAAGATCGAGTTCATCACAGACTTGCTTCATGCAAGCTTGTTTCTCGTTATATACCTCTCTTCCATGCCCAAACCACTCGTGCATTGCTGTCTCAACACAGCTAATAGCAACGTTAATAGGCTTCTGGGTCTTTGACTCCAAATTGGCATGCAAACTCTTCATGATAGAATCGTTGCTTAATGCTCCAATGTTACGTCCAATTTCTGGAATAAAAACAGACTTCCTTTTCAGAAAATCAGCGTCTTCATCATCCATGAACGCAATAGCATCATCCGATTTGTCAGGGAGTGTAATCTTCATCTTGTGAGCTTCCAAATAGTCACTCATTTTGAAAAAGTTAAACTCTCGATAATCAGGATGAACACTTCCTTTGAAGTCATCGCCATAAGTCAAAGCTGAAACAGAGCTTCTGAAATCTGTCGCATTGGGGTATGTATGGAAAAATCCCAAGCGAACATAAAATGAACCTGCGGTGCTATTCACATTCACAGTCATGTTATTTCCAGAAGTATTCATGTTATAAGCCATCAACAAAGTACCATTGTAATCAATCAACGGATGCACAATATCAGCAATCATTGTTCGCATAATCTGAAGGTCTTCTTGCGAATACCCTCCAGCTTCAGCAAGTTCAATGAAGCTAAGCCAAACAGCAGTAGTCACTTGAGAATTCATTCGCACATCGTACTTTGAATAATCCCAAGCAATAACTTTGCTGTCTTGTGCATATTTGTTAGCATGATTCATCAACTCATCCCATTGTTTGGAAAAAGCATTCACACCAACAGCACTTTCTGATTCGAGTGGATGCAAGGCGAGGAACCTTGCGATAGGGAGAAAATATTTCCTGATATACATACCCATAGCAATAGCCGAAGCTTGAAAAACACGTACCTTCTCTTTGTCAAGAGGTGTAGGTTCGTCTTTCAAAGTTGCTGTGGTTACAGGATATCCTCTCTCCCCACGTTGCCAACATTCCAAAATCCGTTTCATTTCTGCTTTAACGGATTCATCAGGTTCACGAGAAATCAAAACTTCTCCATCTCGTGTCTCAATGAAATGCTTGGACTTTGGTCCGAACACAGGGAATCCCATCCCAGTATTCATTGGAATAGGTGTCATAAAACGCTTTCCTGCTTGACCCATAACCATCTCATGTTCATTCAATGGTCTAAATGGTTCAGTCAAAATGTGTTCACGCATCAAAGGAATCAAAGGCTTTAACCAATCTTGGCGAGCCCTCTCAAGTTCCGATGGTGCAAACATCTCTGCAGGATTCACAATGTGTTCAAGCGTCGCATTGTAACCTTTCCAATTTGGTTTCAGTTTCGGTGGTCCCCATTTGTTTGGATATTGGAAGCATCTTTCAACTTCATCCGACAAAGGGGATTTTCTCACCTGACTTCCCTGCTGCATTCGCAAACGAGTGGAACCCAAGACATCAACATAGTCTTCGGGTTTCAATTTCGCTGCCATACAGTGAGGGTGAACGTTTTGAGATTCAATAATAGGCCTTCCATATTGCTCTTGAGGTAACTCAGTAGACTGAGCTGAGAGCAACACACCTGGCTTTTGACTCAAATCTTTAATCATCTCGTCCAATTGTGAAACTGTAACCGTTTGCATGACACCATAATTTTTGTTTGGATCTCCACCAATATGAAATCCAACAATTGTAGGTTTTTCAAGGTCAAGGACTAAAGGTGCCATACATGCTCCTGTTCGGGCAAGCTCGGTGGTGTAACTTCCACCATAAAAGTCCATATATTTATGACCTACAACTCCATGCTCAACGCTGACACGCTTAAGACTTACTCCGTCTTCTTTACGTACAACGAGTTTGCAAATAGAGTTGCCCTTGGGTTTGTCGGTTGGAAACCACTTTCTCTGATCAGGCAAATCGGGACAATTTGGCACATAAACTGCAACCATGTCCAATTCATTGCACATTCCAACATTTCCCAATTCACATTTGAATGAGAAAATACCACCACTTCTATCATTGTGTCGATGAACTTCCACCTTAAGCAAATTGCTAGGTGTACCATTCATATTGGCACCAGGAAAGAAAACATGGTGAGGAATCAAAGCAACTCCCTTGCGCGGAAAGAAAATATCACATCTTGTTTTAGTTCCATCTTCTCTTTCGTACCACGCAAAGAAAGTCGTTTTGAGCAACTTGTTTGTTACTTGATCAGGTGTGGCTGTGCAAGATTCAGGTGATCGTGTGACATTAACACCAATTGTCTTCGTGAAGAAACTAAACCATCCAGGTTGTCCTTCAATATCAGACTTGGTAATGCCATCAGGAGAAACATCCTTCTTAATCTTCTCCAATCTTGCATTGTTCCACATTCGGAACAATTTCAAACCAACAACCAAAGTGGACACAACAAATGCTCCCTGTGTAATTCTGCCATCTCTGATAGATTTGGCATGTGTAGGGAGAGCATCACGTCGGCGCATGTATTCATCTTTGTAATGTTTGACACGCGCACGATATTGTGCCCAAAATGTTAGACTGGCAATCCAGGATCCTCCTATTGCTGTTCCGGTCATGTACTTGTCCTTTCGGATCAAGCCAAGAACCGCAAACCCGGATCCTAGCGTAATTCCGAAACGCACCTGTCGTCTCAAGTCGTACATAGCAGCTGAATGCTGCCACAATTCAATCGACTTTTTGAAAACAGAAGTACGAAATAGCCAGTCTGGTGTGATAGCAATCATCCAAGGCGTAGCAGTATCATTCAAAATCTGCTTCATCTCACCTTCTAATTGTTTGGTTGCCATCTTTTTGACCGGTCGAAAACCTAGACACGAATTCAAGAAATTCACTGGAGAAAGCCACTTATTAACATACGAAGTAACTGAATTCTTCGCTGCATCAACAATGACTTCTCCAATAGATTCAAACGCATCTGGTTTGACTGCACACCGGCACATTGGTTGGGGACGGAAACAAGTCTGACACATTTCCATAGTATCAAACTTGTTGGATCGGGACATAACTCCTTCTTGCACTTTCTTATGGCGACGAGCCAAAGCAATAACGCAATCAAGATAGTCACTCAATCCAATATTCTTGCAGTAAATTTTCCTTCCGTCCAAGGTTTCTACTGTCAAAATGCGGAATTTGTACTTATCTTCACCTTTCTTGTTCTCAAAGATGTGACACTCTTCCAAATCAAGCTCCCAAACATCGTGAGTCAAATCACAATCAATCAAATCAGGATGTTCTGTATTCAAGAAACAGAACCCTCCTTACGATATTCGGGCTTAATGCGAGTGCGAGTGTGCACAAAACGGCGAAGAGAAGCTTCAGGCTTGTTGGTATACAACCTGACAGCATAATCCGCAAAATTCGACGTGAGTACTCCAACTTTAAATGCAATGAAAACAACTCCTTTTGCATTCAATTCAGCCTTCACAGCTTGCGCAGCCATGTTGTTGAAGAATTTAATAATCACGTCAGTGGGAGAAACTTGAGCAAATTCAGACTTTCCATTTCCGACATCATCCATAAACATACCAAGGATGTCAGAAGTGTAAGTGGAATCATACTTGTCAAACATATCTTTTGTAATGATACGCTTTGGATCTGTATCAAATCCCATAGCGTTCAAAGCTGTTTTCATGACAAGTTTGCTCAAAGTCGATTTTCCAACACCAGAAGCTCCTGTAATACCAACACCAAAAGGTGCAAAACGAATTGCAGTGTTTCGGTGTTTGGCAACAATCTGGTGCTTGATCTTGACAAGCTGAGAATAGCGCTGTTGTAACCAAATAGCAGTAGGACCGGAGTCCTTAACTGCTTTCATTTCACAAACTTGGCGCAAAACATCATCAACTTTATGTTCAAAATCATTCAGTTCTCCCAAATTTCCAGCAACAGCTTGTTCAGCATTTGCGATAACGTAATCACAGTCATTGTTGAATTGCTTCATTTTGTTATCAGAATACAATAAGGGCATCAAAGATTTCTCTTGAAAAACCCTGTATCCGACATCAGCAACCCAACTGAATGTTCCAATAACTGCGTCAATCACATCAACTGCTTTCAACTGTTGCTTGGCTGCTTCGCAGGAAATCAATTGTAGGCCAAATGGCGACCATTCGATCTCTTTGATCGTACACACAGACAGCGACATAGCTGCAGATAGTAGGTAAGACACTTTAGTAAAGATAGTGTTGGTCTTAAAAAGTTCCCACTTCTGCACAACGTTGTCTCCAGTCCAAGCATGAGGTTCAACCTCGCTGGCTGGACATTTCTGTGTGACTTCATCGATCAATTGCAATAATTGCTTCAAAACACATTTCTTAGTGTTCATTTTAATGTAAGCAACAACTGCAACAAAGACATCGACGAAAGATTGTGCTCGCGACACTTGATACGCCATGATTACCAAATTCTCAAGATGGGAGACCCATTCTTCCATTTGAGAATCCCCATCGGTATTCGCAATATCATGGATGGAATCAAGCAGTTGCGATAACTCCTCCGACTGATCACATTCGACATTTTGTGGGGGAGTATCAACAGCTGCATGTGCCAATTTCCTACGTTCTTCACGTCGTAAATCGATTTCTGCTGGTTCGTGTGCTAAGGTATCACCTTGCACACTGACTTCATCTGCATGAGGTTCAATTTCATTCTTTCGAATTCTTTCATTCCTCTTTTGCAAACGAAGTTTCATCCGCAAACGTTTGAGTTCTTTGACATTACGTCTACTGCCATCTCCTTTCCGAGCATATTTATCTTGATTGGCTCTCTTGTGATCCGTAAATCCTTCGAGCTCTAAAGAGTCCATTGTTCGGTCAAAATCTTCAATTTCAGCAGCAGCTTTAATCAAACGTTCTTTCTCGGCCCACATTTGATGTCTTTTCTTCTGATTCTTGTGTTCAACAAGAACCCAAGATTCAGAGTCATCAATTTCATCAATTGTAGGCATTCTTGGCCCATCA